CCACCCGATGTATGTTTAGTATCTAGTTGGGCCTGTATGCCTGACGTTACATCTTGAACATATTGTAATTCTGCCGCTGTTAGTCCTGCTGCTGCTGCTCCTGCTAAGATATTTATATCATCAGTAAGCAATGTTGCTCCTTCTAATATTCCTATCTCAGTGATATCTAAACCAGCAGCACCTGATAGATTGGGGAAAGAGAATCCACCATCTGATAGATCACCTGTACCAGTTAATTCAGCAACATTACCTGACGTAGGAGATGCAACTTTATTAGTCTTAGTCTGAGACATGGCAGCGATATTATCAAATTCAGTATCATGCTCTTCACCTTTGATAATCTTATTAGGGTCACCACTAGAGAGTGCATCTTTAGCAGTGAAGTTCGTAGTCTTTGAGTAGTTGCTCATGCGGCAATCCTTCCAAGTTTCATGTTGATATCTAGGAACTGAAGTGCAACGGCAGAGCCTTCAACAAAAGTTGAGAAACCTACTTTTAACACTTGTCCTGTTTTTCTCATTGGTGCGCGCACTGTATTATAAATTAACCCACCTGAGTATTCATCAATACCATATTGTGCAACCCCCCATTCAGATACACCTGTTGAAGGTATATCTCTATTAAATGAGAAGAATGTATCTTCAAAATCAAATGCCCATTTAATACTAGCAGTTTGACCTGCACCACCTAAAATAAGATAGCTGCTTGTTTTAGGTAGTTTCTGAAGTGTAGTTATCTCAGGATTAACTTCACTTAAGTTATTCCAACCTGAGATGTATTCCATACTATACCCTATACCACCAGTACCATCAGATAATTTATTATCCAAGTAGCCAGTATAAGTAGCTAAGTATCCAGCTACTCCTAGATACAAAGTATCATTACTTGTTACAAATAAAGAAGAGAATGAATTATTCCACCTCGTTACCCTGTAACTTCCATCTTGTAATGGCCTACGTACATCAAAGTAGTATGTCTTATCTGAAGTAGGTAGAGTAATAATATAGAAACCTTCTGCCTTAGAGTAGGCTGACTTGATTCCATCTAATCCTTCACTCTGTACAAGATTAAGTAAGGCATCATTGACATTATTAGATATATCATTTACAGGCATACTCTTTTCTTGTATGGTGCGCCCAAGTGAACGTACACCTTGATAAGATAAGAATAGTATATCTGTACCAATATACTGTACACTGTCTCGTGCAATACAGCCAATGTTACCAATATTCTCTACAAGAGTCATGTTAGCTGTACTGAGAGTACCACCACCTGTAGGTGACCAAGGGTTATTATATACAGCGATTGACTGCTTACCGAAGATAATTAAATACCCATTAAATTCAGCTAAGGCTACGCCAACATCCATACCGTTTAGCCAAATAGTACTTAAGTCAAAGGCTCCATTCCATGCGCTTTCATTTAGTGCATCCGAGTATTTAAGGTCAGTACCATCTAAAGTCCACAATCTCCCATAGGCTGCAAGTATTTCATTAGCTGCAGTAGTTGGCTGCTCAGTACCACTTAAAGTGATATCAGTAAAGCTACCTGTTACTATAGAGATTACAATAGGTGTATGGCCTTCTTGAAAGCCAACACACTTACCATTGAAGTTTTGAAACTTCCAGTTATCTCCAGTAGGAGTAGTAATAGTACCTGAGATATCTATTAAAGTATCACCATCAACTTTATAGATTACATTACCTGCTGCAATGATTTCTAATTTAGACCCACTACCGTCTATATATTCATGTATGCTCCCAACATCAGGAGTACCAGATATAGTAGTTGCATTCTTATTCTGAGAACCTTTACGTGAAGCTAATCTACCTGAATCATCGAAGACACAGTTATCAGCTACAGTAGCCCAAGCAGCAGGTAATATATCAGCTTGTCTTTGAGAATTTAATCCCCAAGAACCACACATCTGTAAACGTCCTGTTACTAGTTTCTTAGGCATTACACCACCATCCAAATCATCTCATCTGGTACATTACTACTATCTATAGCAATTGCATCACTCAATGCAGTCATATAATCATTACGCATCTCACCATAAGATTGACCACCATCTTCACCACGTTCTGAGATTGCTCTCATATAGGCTCCAAGGATAACAGGCCACTCGGGTATAGTTAATCTATCATCATCATTAGCTAAACTAATTTGAGGTATAACTAAATTAAAATTAATAGCTTCAATTGAGTTAGGTATGGGATATAAATTAACATAAGGATCACCATTAGAATCACTACCATTGATATCGTAGAAGTTAGGTGAGCCTTCAGCAGCAGCATCACCTGCCATCGTAAATTGTTTATTCATCCAAGTATATGGTGCTTTACGTAACTCAAAATCTTCTGTATCATTGATAACCTGTAAGACTTTAAAGCGATTACCAGCACCAGTCAATGCATAACTATAATCGCCAGCAGAAGTAGTGACTTGAATAGTCTCTCGAAGCTGTATCCAGTTATGGGAATCTTCTACTTCTCGTTTAGTTTGATTAATAAAAGAACCAATAAGAGTAGAATAGTCTGACTGATTAGCAGAAGTAACTTCATCTTCTCGTAATCTTTTTAGTACTTCATTTATTAATTGTAGATATGCCATACTTCACCCTTAATGAGTAATTGTTTTAGTTTATCAATCATACTTTTGTTATCGCTGTACCTGTTGTTGTTATGTCGGTCGTTGCGTTTTGCACAGAATTATTTCCTGTAGCGTAGAAGCCAGCAGGGCCAGCTAGTCCGTTTATCTGTATGCCTGTTGTAATGGTGTTTCCTGTTGACGCGTAAGCACCTTGTACTGTGTTTCCGTCAACGTGGGCAATTATATGGTTGCTTGTGGTGTTTTGGTTTACGTTAGTCCGTATTCCATAACCTAGCCCCGCTGTGCCGGTGTATTTAAAATAATTAGACTTACATATAACAGCCTCATTAACGCTATCATTTATTGTTATTCCTCCTGTCACGCCAAATGAATGAACAGTATTGTCTATAACGTGAAGCTCCGTATTGTTACTTGATACGCCCGTGTTCCCGCTTATCTGCAATCCATGACTATATCCTTGCCCTGCGGTTTCATCGATATTCATAATTTTGTTATGTTCGACGTACATTGTGTTCCAATCTTGTGAAACAGATCCACGAACACCAACTGTCATAGCTAAACCATTTAATTTATTATTGGTGATGTGTACTTGCCCATCAATAACTTTTGGGTCTATTGCAATTTCACGTATATTTGTTCCCGTAAAGATAAAGTTGCAATTATCAAGCACGAATAAATCGTAATCAACATTACCGGGCTCAATATATAAGATAGTTCCAGATGCATAGTTAGTTGGATCTGCTACCTTGAACCTTGAATTTTTAAACCCAATCTTCCATCCGGCAGCAACAGAAGCAAACCCGCTATCTTTCATAAAATAAATACTGGTTTCAAACGTACCTATACCGCCACCTAACGCATCAGAATTAGATGGGAAATATGAAGCAAGCACTATGTCGCAATTATCAATATAGAGTTCGCCGTTGTCTGCTGGTTCTTGCCCTCGCAGCTCTATAGGCGGGTTAGTTTGAGAGTGTATTTTACTGTTGACAATAGAAGTTACACCAGCACCTACCTGTAACCCTCTAATATTGCAATTCACAGTTCTTAAAACTTGGCTGTTACCGTGACAGTCTAATGCTCGATGTTCGTCTTGAGGGTACGTGCTAGAGTTATATGATTGCCTAGAATCGCCTAGTGTTGAGTTAGATATATACGCGCTAGCCCCGTCCTGAGTAGATCCACCCACTCCAACAGCGTGTCTATAGCCAGTAATTGTTGAATTATCAACATACAAGGTTGACCCTTGTATCGGTTTAATCCCATTACCGCCAAATAAAGATGTGCCTCCCTGCATTGTTCCTTGATAATAACAAATAGCTTCTTCTACTCTAATAGCGTCTGAAACTTCAGTAAAATCCGCTTTAATGTCAAACCGACCACGCTTAACTAATATCCCTTTAGCATACGCCCTTGCAAAAGTAGTCGTCGAGTTTAGATCCCCGGCGAATTTGATGCCCGATTCAATAACTACTTCAATATCGCTTTCATACACAAGAATGACAATATTGGTATCTGTAATTTCTTTAGTGGTTGAATTGTCTAAAGCAACAGGAAAATTAATTTCGGGATAAAAGTTCATTACGCCATTTGTTACATCTGCATAATCAACAAAAGTTTGAAGGCTATTACGATAATTATTCCCCCCAACATCCCAATAATTTGCAGGGTCATCATCAGAGATAAGTATGCGAGTACCTTTTGGCACATCAGCGACAGAGGCTTCTTTCCAATAGTTATAAAATAAATTAGTCGTGGAAACAATACGTGGTGCGCCGCCCTGAAAAGTCATTACATGTGAATCTGCATTAGGCTGCCCATCGGCAAATGACGGCCCCATAATAAAAGTACCATTGCCAATAACTTTATACTTATTTGCAGAGGTTAAAATAACTGGATTATCAATAAGATAATCACCGTTTTGAGTGTCGATTATTGTATCTGATCCAGTAATTGCAGTTAATAATGTTTGAAAGGCGGTTGAATCATCTGTACTTTTATCACCCTTTAATCCAAACCATTTAAGCTTAACCGTGCCAGAATAAATCCCCTTCCATCTTCCTGTTGTGATAGCGGTAGCCTTGATTATTGTACCGTCATTCTCTGTTTCCGTTGATGATGCGTCCCAATAATAACCACCAGGAATAGCGCCGCCGTCTCCGTCTGTGTAGTAGCCTTTTATTGTTGCGAACGTCACTAACGGCGCGGAAGTTATGGCACGTAATGCAGCAATATTATCATAAGGCTTAACTATATTATCAGCAATAGGTAATTTTTCTACATCTAGTTCATCTATAGCAGCTTGTACATTAGTAGCACTAATATTACCTGCAGGAGTATTAGGAACTTCTGAAGCACTTTGGTCAGCAGTTGCATCAGTTTCAATAGTATCTAACTTAGTACCATCATCATAAATATTACGACTATCAACTAAACCATCAACAATAAGATTGGGGACAGTTAAGTCCCCAGTCATAGTATCGCCAGATACTTCAACAAACTTTAGTACTTCACCTGAACCTGCTGAATCATCTGGGCCGCGATACGTTGCCATACTTTATCTCCTAAGATTTCTTACTTGTCTTCTTTTTAGCTTTCTTCTTACTAGTCGTTGGATTACCAGTATCAGTTCCAACTACCATAGGATCAGTAGGAGTCTTAATTACTTTAACCACCTCTGGAATTCCTTCTTCAATAGGGACTTCAATATATTCTTTGCCTCCCTTCAGTAATGAAAGAGCATGGGCTTCAGATATAGTTAAATAACGGCCAGAAGGTTTATGT